AATCACCTGCTTTGTTTTTAACAACTGTAGAATTAACAGCTTGTACTGGAGCTTTCTTAGGGGCTGCGTCACCTGCTGTAGCATCTATTGTACGCTTAAGTTTCATCTTAGCTGTATGTTCAGCAAGAGCTGCTTCTGCTTCTTCTGTAAGCTTTAGCTGCTGCTTGACAAAGTGTTCTGTATCAACATCACGCATTAAACGTGCAGACACAGCACCCATGCCGCCACCAAAGGCTGAGCCTAGTGCAGCACCGTAGAATAAATCTATTAGCTGTGCATCTGGACGTAGCATATAGTCAGCAGCACCCACAAGTGTACCTTCACCAGCACCTATAAGAGCGCCTGTCTTCATGTACTTACCTATACGAGCAGCACCTGTTACTTGTTTAGCACCTGCTGTAAGTCTAGCGTAAGGCATGAAAAATAGAGGGTAATAGGCAGGATCAGAAATACCTGCTGATAGCAAAGCTGTGATAGAGCCAAAACCCATGTTACCTAAAACTTCATAGTTTTCTTTAGCTCGGTTAGCTCTATCTATTTTAAAATCATACTCTTTTTGACTGCGTGACTCTAAAATATCATCAGCCCATACTTGATCATAACTATTTGTGATAGTTCTAAATTGATCCTCATCAACAGCAAAACCCTGCTCGCTAGTAAAATCATTAGCGTAATCAGAGTTTTTGTAGAGCTTATTCACCCAAGTGAGTTCTCTAGCAGCGTTAAACTTATCCCGCCAATCTGTTTTTTCAGGCTGTGGGGCGTTAAACGGTGTCGAATAGCCACTTTGTATTGGCGATGGCTTTGCAAAAGGTTTATCTTCTGCCATGTAAGCCTCCTTAATCTTTATTTAGGGTGTATTTTCCTATGGGTGAATTAGGGTCTAAAGTTAATTTATAATCTCTAACCAAACCTTCTTCCAAGGTTAAACCTTCAGCTTTGTAACCCAAAAGTTTTTCTCTTTCTGCATAGGCTTGATTTATAGCCTTCATGTTAAATTTGTTTATAGCTTTAACAAACCCAAAACCTACACCTGCTGTCGGTTGTTGGTTGTTTGTTTCATACCTGTCCAATATCTGATTTAATTCTTTTAGACGTTGGTTAATAGGTTGAGAGTCATGTCTGTACTGAGCCGCATATTCAAATTGTTTATAAGCTAGATCATCTACACTAACCACCAGCTCACCTGTTGTTACATTACCATCAGGGTCTGTACGCATAAACGGCCTAGTGTAACCAGTTGAGTCAGCTACATAATAGAAGCCATCACCCATTGTAGGGTGTGCTTTTAGTGTCAGATTTTCACCTTCAAACTCACCTGTTAGTGTTTGTTTTGTGTCAGACAAAAACCGAGGGATAGTGTCTTGTAGCAGTTTAGTCTTAAATATTGCACCGTTGTCATTTATCTGGTGACGGGCTAGGAAGTCAGGATCACTGAGAGCAAAGTCTATTGAGTCCGCATCAATCCTAAAAGTATAATCTGTCCAGAAACCATCGCTTGTATATTTATCAGCTCTAATGATAGGAAATCTTTCATTACGAGCTTCCATAGCTTTTGCTTTAGCATTCACTGGTAACATACCATATGATTGCAAAAGATTACCAAGATCAGCAGCAAAGTAATCAGCATCACCGTTCCATTCCTTACTAAAAAACCAATCATCTTCGGTGTTGAAATCATCTTGGCCAAACTTATTCTTTTCACCGATAGAGCGTTTTCCATTTAGTAAAATTTGATGTGCTTCTGATGTTCCAAAAGTTCTGTCAAGGATGTCAAAGGCAAGGTAATCTTTGTGAGCATCTCCAGCTATTTCTTTGGCTTTTGCGGGCGATACTTGATAGTAAGCTCTCCACGTTGCAAGGCCAGTTTTAAAGGTAGTTTCATCTCCACCCCGTCCTGTACCTATATATGTATGAGCAACATCTATAGACCTTTTGTGCGTGTCTACAGTTAATTTATTTTTAGTGGCATTTATAATATGTTGGTGAACTACCTCTTGGTATTCTTGGATGTTTTCTGGTGAAGGGTCTGTTAACATAACTTGAAGAAGTTCGGTTTCCTTTTCTGCCATTTGTTGAACAGCAAGTTCTTCAGCTTTCTTAGTTATTTCAGAATTATTAAAACCTTGTAGCTGTGTAATTGCGTTAACAGCGTCTTGATCACCGTTAGCCATTGCATTTCCAATAGCTGTTATCTGAGCTTCTTCACCTCTTTCAATTAACCTTTTCCTGTAAGCATCTAAAGCAGTTTGCTTTCTAGCTGTTACACCGTCATTGATAAACTCAGCAGTGTTAAACATCTGCCTACTCTCTGCGTAGTTAAACCACCTTTCATCATCACTGTTAAGGCTGTTAATAGCTGACTCACCTATCCACTTGTTTATATCCTTCATAGGTATCTTGTGGTTAGCTTGAAAGTTTAACAAACGTGCATTCAGTTTGTTGTTCCAATCTTCTTGAGTGATAGGATTACCGTCATCACCTACAGTAAGAGCAGCAAACTCTTCAAAGATGTTGTTGGTTTTAAGTGTGATTAATCTTTGGAAATCTTTAGGAATGTTACCAAGTGTTTCTTTTTCAGACATCTTACTAAACACACTGCCCCATTTTAACTGGACATCTTTGTGCATTGTAGCTGCAAGCTCGTTAGAACCAGCGTAGGCTTGTGAACGTCTAGCGTTGCGCTCGTCAGGAGACATAGCTTCATAAGTAGATTGGTTTTGAACCTTCCACGTTTCCCATGCGTTTGTATCTTTAGATGCTTGCTGGTCAAGGTTGTAGGTGTCCATCTCTATCTGAGGTTTATCTATAGCATCCTTCAACTGTCCTGCTTGTTGCATAAGCTGGCCGACAGAGCCTAGAATAGCTGCATTGAGCTGTCGTTGTTTATAACCTTTGTCCTCTGCTAGACGAGTTGATGCACTCTTAGGGGTCACATAGTGATCTTGAGGATTAGCTCTAGCATGAACTTGGTAATCATCGGAACGTATGATGTCGTCCGCACTTCCCATGATTTCATATACTGATTTATTTTTAGCCATTTGCCGATCCTATTAATTTATGAAGAATGAATTTGTGGGAGCTAATGACATTTGCGGAACTTTACCAGTTATAGGGTTGGCCACTGCTGATTGCATACCGTTAGAACCTGCAAATGCGGCTGGCGTTCCTGCTGCTGCTGAGCCTATGCCCATTGCTGATGCACCCATACCTGCCATAAGACCAGCCTGTGCGCCTGATAATAAACTGCCCATAAGAACTTGGCCGCTATCCCAATCAGGTCTAGCAACTTGGTTAATTCTTGATTGATAATTAAAGCGTTGTTGTGTACGGCTTTCAAACCGTTGTGCATCTTCACGAGCGTAGTTAGCTGAGATCATGTTGTTAGCAACAAGACCTTGCCTTACCATGTCGTTAAGTAGCACGTTAGTATTCTGTATTGCACCAGACTCAGCCTGCGCTATCTTACCTCGTGATACTAACTGCCTAGCTTGTAGATCGTTTGCAATCTTCTCTTGTGCAGCTTTCTCTTGAGCCTGTGCTTCGTTGAGGTTTATCTGTCGGTCTGCTTCTATCTTTGCTTGCTGACTAGCGTCTATGTTAGCCATGTAAGCACCGACTTGTGCATCGTGCTGGTCGGCTGCCATCTGCATAGAGTTAATGGTTTGTAGCCCACCAACAGCACCGCCTATTATAAAGGGATCACACATTTTTTTGAATCCTCACAAACTGGTAGAAGGGTTGTTTCCCTACTCCGTATTCTTTATCTAATTTTATAAACTCAAATCCTAGCGACTTGAGCCATCGTATCGACACTGTATTATCTTCATGTACAAAGTTAAACATCAAAGGATACTTATCACTCATACGATTTACCCATTCAATCGCCTGAGGGATAAACTCCTTACGTGTATCAATGATCTTGTCTGTTCCTAGTAACCAAGGACTTGCAAAAGCTCCTGCATCTGCCACACCAAACATACCCACAACACTACCATCCTCATGGATGATAGAGTTACACTCACAGGAGTGTTTAAAACTTTCCTGTAAAGCCCTTAAAGGTTCTAAACCGTTGCTATACATAACCTCATTAGCATCTTGTTCACGCATAAAAGGGTACATCTCACGGCAATCTTCAAATCGTGCGGGTCTGTAATGGTGTGTCATATTAGAGTCTCTGGTTTCTTAGTGTTACCCATCCTTCATACTCTGCGCTTTGGAACACACAGGGTAGGTGGGTGTCATTAGTTATAGTTATTGCTGTTTCATTAGCTTGTGATTGTACGCCTACTTTAAAAGAGTCATCAGTAACGACTGCCGAATAGCCTAGCAGGTTATCTGCCTGTCCTAGCAAGCGGCCAGTGAACTTATGGTTAACTATGTTTCTTCCTGTTGAATCTACAGCTACATTGAACGTACCTGTATCGTTAAAGTTAAAGGACATATTCCTTAACTGGAATCTAGCTAATTTAGTAGAGTCACCCTGAGCGGGTGTAAACACTTGCTCAGATAGCTGATACGTAAATGTATAGGGTTCGCCAGCGTAGACATAGCTACCAACGGTTACGTTGTTTTCTATGTGGCTTTGATTATTAATAGCAGCTATAACTTTATCTTTAGTTTGGGTTGCTCCAGTTCCTAGTATCTCACCTTTATAAGTGATGAACTGAGTGTTGTTTCCCCAACCGTAAAGCGTAGCTGCATCATCAAAGTTAGTCGAAGTATACGCAGCAGCAGCAGAAGTGCTGGCCTGTACTTTAACTCTATGATCTAATAGTACATCATGTGCCTTTGCCTCAAATAGAACACCTGTAGTAAAGTGTGCAAATATTGAAACACTGGCTGGTGATGCGAGGTCTGTAAAGAATGCAGCTCCTGCTAAGCTAGTTACATTATTCCAAGTATAAGTCTTCCAGCCGTAACCAGCAGTACCTAAAACTAGAGTAGCGTCAGTAACAAGTAAATCTTTACCATTTACAACTAACTTATCAAGGCCATCGAGGGTTGTTAAAAACTCTACTTTATTGGAAGCATAATTAACAGTCAGGGCACATAGCGTACCATCAACCATAGCTAAAGAATTTATAGAAGTGTTATCACCGTAGCCTGATAACCCTGTAATTACTTCTGCAACACCTTGGTTAGAAAAAGTAATATCCTGTGTAGCAGTCCGAAGATTCAGCTTCTCGTAACTACCATCTTCAAAGGTTATATATAAGTCAGAGTTGTTAAATGTTATATCAGCAACATTCTTATCAAACGTCCACTTAGACCATGAACTTTGTAGCCTTTCATTGTTGGAGTTATACCACTTATAGACATACGCCTCGCTCTTCACAGAGCTTGTGAGGCATATTAGCATATCCTCGTTAGTAGATGCTGCCATACTCCTGACGTTGCCTGAGAGGTACTCAGGGACGTGTGAGGTGATTAGGGTTGCGTCTTTAATCTCTGTTTCACCGTCTGTGTAGTATTCCCTGACACCAGAGTAGTTACCACCTACAGTATTAAAGAACACACTATTACCTGCACCAACTGGAGATGTGCTTAGATCACACTCAAACTTCGTTGACTGATCTATAGTCACCTCTGCGGGTGTAAGGAGTTGTGAAGCCGACAGAGTAAACTGGTTAAGCTCAGAGAAGAGGAGCAAGCTGTCCTGTATAGGCAGTGCTGCTTTTAACTCTGATACTTCGTTCTGGCTTACTGCAACGTCTATAGGGTCACTGTCGAGTAAACCTCGCACAGTAGTTCTAAAGAAGTTGAAGAAGTTAGATGTTTCACTAAAGATAACATTCTCACCTGAGATGATACCTAAGCGGTTTCGGTGGAAGAATATGTCGTTTATAGTGTTTCCTACAAAACTAGGAAAGGGGTTGGTAGATTCATCTCCCGCTTTACGGCTTCTCCAAGCTTGTGGATCATAATTACCGTCAGTATCTATTGAATTGTCTTGCCCCTGTGTAAACGAGAAGTATAACTTACCATTGCCACCTACTTGCTGTTTTAAAGTGTGGGGCATGGTAGCTAAATCAAAATCATTAAATAAGTTTGAAGCTACAGTTTCTTTCCAAGTGCCTGAGCCTCCTGAACCTGAGAACACAACATAAAAATTATCTTCTTTTTTGTTGTTATCTCCAGCTACTTGTATTCTAAAACCATCTTCACATTGATTAGGTAAGTCCGTAAAAGATTTAGCAGAATCTTTGAATACTCTTAAGTTTGTACCACCATCATCATCCGAAGCAGATATATTAAAATCTTTGATATTACCTGCATCTGGACAGGTGATAACAAAATAAGGAAGTTTTTCTGCAAGGTAAGGAGTCATAATAAAATTAGCGGTAGCACTAGCACCAGAGTAAATAGTACATCTACCTCGACTTACGTCACCACCCAAAGAGTTCGGAGAGGATGTTCTAGTTAAAGCTGTATGAGGAAGTATAATGTTATCACGTATACCACCAGTGTTAGCAGCAATAGGGTAAACATCGTTGTAAAGCCAACCATCATGATTAAAGTCTTCGTACTTGGTGTCGGTTGTTGCAGAAGCATCCCAAGCGGCTTGTGCTGTTGCACCCGCATAAGGAATAACATTACCACCAACCAGAACTACAATATTATCGGGGTTGCTATCGTAAACTAGACTTATTCCTCCCGATCCCAGACTAACGGGCATATTAAAAAACATACCACCGCCATAATAGTTAAAAGCTACACCCTTAGTTTTTACATAGTTCCAAGTAGTAGAGTGAGTTTGATTAAAGGTAGATGCAATAGCCCCAGCCCCAACTCCGATAGATGCAGAGTCTGCTGCCAACTGACCTCTTAAATCAGCCACAATCGTGCTTACTCGTAAATTTTGGTGATTATCTTGGGTTGCATTTCCTTCATCAGAGGCTGTCGTACCTTTCACTTTAACAGTGTTATCTTTAGATTCTACTATTACTTCATATTGTCTTTCGTAATTAACTGACTTTAAATATACTAAAGCCTTATTACCTGTTTCTGAAGGAGACTTGAGGGTAGACTTTCCAACAACCTTTTTCTTATTAACAATAAAGGTAGCATCAGCTATTGAGGTAGTTGTTAAATCTTCTTTAGTTGTTGTAGCATCCCCTAAATAAGAGGTATTATCAGTATTATCTACACACCACGTACCATCCGCTTCCCAGCTAGCTTTACCTGATTGGTAGTTGAGGTTACCGTTAATGTCATAGACATAGATTACTGGAGTAGCTGCTGGTTCAATAACAACTGTGTACTGTTCTGTTTGACTACGTTTGTATGTAGTGATGTAGCAATCAGCTACGTTTAATGCTTCTGTGTTGTTGGAAGTTAAAGCAGAGCCAGCAGTCCAAGCGTTAGCGTCTGGGCTTTCTTTTACTTTAACTAACTTATTTAAAAACTTTGTAGGTGGCCTCTTCTTCAAACCATCGACCACATCTGACAAACCGTTTTCCTGTGCCTCACCCTGTGTCGGTAGACGTAATGCGGGTGGTTGCTGAGAAACACCGTTAATCAGGTTTGGTATGCTTTTAGAAATGAGAGCCATTTAGATCACCTTTGTTGCGATACTTCGGTCAAGCACACTAGCGGTGCTATAATCATCAAATATATTATAATCGCCATCATCCCCTTCCATCTCTCGGAGGGCAAATAAGGCTGTTTGTTCGTCCTGTCTATTCATTGCAGACAAGGTATCACTACCCACTACTCGCTCTTGAAAGAGTCGTGATGCTTTTACAGCTATGTAGCGTCTTGCTACTTCGGGGCATTGATCAAAAGGTAATAGAGTTACGACATCGAGTTTTACTTCTTTACCGATGTTAAAGGTATGATTAATTTTATCATACATCTTATTACCACGTCGTACATATTCTGTTTTAGAGCTTCTGAATTTAGTTGTTGATTTAGCTATGTCTGCTCTAATGATCTCTACTGGTAATACTACGTGTCCGTCAGTGTTAGCAGAGAATGTGAAATCTGGCTCAGAGTTAAAGTTCCAGCCGTATGCTTGAACATCTCGTGAAACTTCATTGAGAATTGTTTCAGCAGTTTCAGCGTCCACCAACCCTGAGCTAAGGTTGTTTACTGGTGCTTCACCAATAGTGGAAAGCATAGAGTTGACTGCTTCCAATTTAGTTGTTGGAGTTGTTGACATATTTACCTCAATGAAAAAATAAAGAGAGAAGCACCCCCGAAGGGATGCTCTCAATTAGACTAGCCTGCAGCAATAGCGATTGCAGCTTTACCACGAAGGACGTTATGACCCATCGCATACTTAGCAACCATTAATGTACCTTGACGCTCGATTTGGTACTCAGACTCAACACCAAGATCAAGCAACTTAACTGTTGCACAGGCATCTTTAGTGAAAAGCATACCTTTCATATCAGCTAGGTTCTGTGCGTAGTCAGTTGCACTAGCGTTCTCGTTAACACTATTAGTAATAGAGTTATCTTGAGTAGGTAAGTGGTTAGACATTAACACTTTAACACCACCGATACTTGGAGCATTACCTAAAGCAACACTACCATTACCACCAACATCTTGGTTCATTGCAGTGTTAGTTAAGTAGTTAGAGTTAGCACCAAACAATGAGTAGTAAGCAGCAGGGGTAACTACAAGATATTTCTCGCCATCAATGTTGTGGCTATCAAATACTTCAAGACCTTTGAATACTGCGTCTACTAAACCTTGGCCGCCTGTTGCTGATGTTACAGCAGCTATATCAATCTGACCAGACACACCAGAAGAGCCAGTAGTGGGGCTACCATCATTATCACCTGATAGGCCGTTAAAGTCAGCAGCAGCCCAGTAACCAGCTTGGTCTTTTGTATTAGGAGAAGCAGCAGTAGTTTTAGATGCTTTGTAAACTGTAGCTAAGATGTTTTTGTCAGCAGCATTTGCTAACGCATTACCCATCTCTTTACTGTAAGTTGAACGAACTTCATAGTGTTGCATTGCTTCGTCTATTCGGGGTACGAAAGCACTTGACACTAAGAGATCGTCTACAGTTACAGTGATCTCACCGTGATCAACAGAGTCACCATAAATGGTTGTACCTGCTGCGTGGTAATCTGCACTGATTACTCCGATAGATGGGAACTGTGCGCTCTTACCGTTTTTAATTGTGCGAACTCTGTTAAGAGGCATCGCAATGTTTTTCTCTTCAAACGAGGTAAGAACCTCACCTGAAAATTGCTTAAGAAAGATGGCTCGCTTATCCGTTCCACCTTTTATTAGACCACTACGAGATACACCAGTAGTGTCTGTTTTTCCTGACCATGACATAATATTTTACCTTTTCGTTAAATGTTTAAATGAATGATATTCTACTCAGTCACTTAACACTTAGCCGTTCTCTGAGATTATCCTTCGCAAAGGGTCAAAGGTAATGAGTGTTCGTGTTGTCGTTACTTTTGGAATTAAAAAAGCCTCCCGAAGGAGGCCAAAGAGACTATAGTTGGCTTCGTCCAAGTTTGGACTGCACCTGTTGACGGTATGCTGGATCACTTTCATATCGGGAATCCCTCATGTCCTGTGTGACTTGCGCCCACGATTCATAAGTACCGCCTGTTGAGTTAGTAGACTGACCACCAATCAGGTTAGGGTCTACGCCTTCAGCAGCTTGATATGTATTACGAAGTCCTGCTACTGCCAACTTAACAGTATCTATGTCTCCCGAGTCTATAGCACGATCGAAGGCTTTGATTTCTCCTTGTGAGAGATTATCAGCAGCCCATCCAATCATTTCTTTATAAGACTCTTCACCGCCTACAGTGTTGTAAACAGCACTTTGGTATTCAGAGTTAGTGGCCTCTTGACCTCTAATCCATGTATCTACCAAATCTCTTGAGAAGCCTTTCTCTTCGAGTGCGCCATAAGCGTTCTCTGAAAGACCTCCTTGTTCGTTGTATTCTTGTTGAAGAGAGTTAAAGTCGATTCCGACATTATCCAATACTTGTTCAACCTCGGTTGCGTCTGCATTGGGTGTTGGTTCTTGTTTAGCTTCTTCTGTATTTTGTGTGTCACCTGATCCCATCTTACTCTCAAGTTGGGCATACGCTTCTGCCATCTGTTCGGCATCTTTAAATTTAGACGGTAACCAATCAGGGCGCTCAAGAGCTTCGGGGTTGTTGTTAGCTTCTAGCTGTTCGCCTTTTTCAATCATCGCCTGTGCGTGTTCAGGGTTCTCACCTTGGTCTTCATACGTTGACAAGTTTTCTGTACTCATAATAGTCTCTTTAGTTTTTAGGTTTTAGTATTTCTAATAAGCTCTGAGGCTTCTTCTAACCGTTTAATAATACCACTAGGCTCTCCCTTCTCTACTAAATCTTTATATTCTTTATGATCTAGTAGCTCCACAGCCGCCTTTTCATACTCACCATTATTAAAATCTTTAACCCACTGATGACTACTCTTCATGTCACCTCTGTAGATTAAAGACATTAAAGCCTTTTGAGTAGAAGGATGTTGTTGATGGAACGAGGGGATTATAGCTGCCGCTTTATCTTCATGTGCAAAATATGATTCTTTAAAAGTCATATTCATGTATTCACCTGTCTGCCCTACACCTCTAGTTTTTATACCTTTGGTGTCGTCATAGTCACCATCAACAAACCCTTCATGGTGAATGATATAATTCATTGTAGGTGTTGTGTGACCTTCACGGCTGTGTACCTTCATTACAGCTTCATCGCCATAATAAACTTTATGAGGATTAGGCTGAAAGATTTGTTCTTGTTCTTTAGGAGGGGCAGTGTACGTAACACCGCCTATTTCTATAGAGTCACCCATACACATTACTCCTCCATTTCTACCTCAGTAGGCTCAGCATTTGCCATAGCCTCTGCTGCACCTTTCGCCATTGCTGGCGTAGCTTTCTCAGCTAAAGACATCATCTGCTGTTGCTGCATCATTTCTTCTTGCTGTTGCTGCATCATCATCTGTTCTTGCTGTTTCTGCTCTGGGGATTTAATAAGGCCTTGTGTATCTATACCTATAGATGCGGCAAGCCTTGAGATGTAATCATCTATGTTCATCTCTTGTGCTATAACTTCAGCACCTAAAGGTTGTAAGTATTGTAAGAAGGCCGACAGTTTATTCAAGTCCTGTCCACGACCCAATGCTTCCAGACCTGTAACGATCTGAGGCTTGAGAGTGTCCTTAGGGAACTTAGGCATCTTCTTCTCTTTCTGCATTTTCTGTAGTAAGAGATTAACAAGAGGTACTTGAAACTCTTGAGAGAGAACGGAGTAGATACCACCAAGGGCAGTCTCTAACTCTTGTGCCATAAACCGTACTTCTTCTGCTGTAACACGCTCGGCATTACGTTGCACTGAGCTGTTAAGGAGGAACGCAAAAGAAAGCCGTTCGACTATTGTGTTCATTGTTTCTTGTGCAACTCGGAAGTCATTAAACTTCTGTGCTTGCAGTGTTGTCACATCGTTAGCATCACCTGAGATGATACCACCGTTAGGTGAGTCTGCTATGTTGCGTATCTTTGTAGAGCCATTAGGTCGAACCATAAAGAGAAGTTTCGCACTTGCGGCACTTCCTTCTACGATAGCTCGTGTAAGGGCTTCTAATGATTTGATGTCACCAATGTATTCTTCAACAAATGATCTACCATAATCTTCACCGTCAATAGCGATGAATCGCAAAGCCATCCACGGAAGTTTATCTTCAGAGTAAGAGCCTTGTGTTTTTGGTATCACAACGTCATGTACTTCTTGGTGTACCTTAAATGATTTACCTTCTCTCTTGATACAAGTATATAAATCACACTCTTTCTTGTTTGTAGAGTTCTGATAAACAGGGTTCTCTAAGAGTGCTTCTTGTACCTCAGGAGGTAGGGCATCATAGGCTATTGTTTCCTTCGTGATAATCTTTAACAGGTTACCCATTGAGTCACGTTGTACGACATAACGATCTAAACGGAACACTTTCATACCACCTTTAGGCGGTAAGTGTACGAGGGCATTACCCGCTACGATTAACTGCTTGATTGCTTCAAAGGCAGGAACTCGAATAGCTCTTGATTCTATTTCTTGTGTTGCGCTTCTTTCTATTCTAGCAAGGGCTTCTTCAGCAGCACCTCTCGCTTCAGCACCTAACTCTATTAAATCATAATCATCTATTGTCAGACGGAAGAATGGTTCGTTAGGTGGGAGGAGAGTCATCAGGAGCTTAGATGCCAAGTTGTTGACACCTCTAGCTCCGACTGACTGATAAGGAGTATCGTAGTGGCTAGAACCAGTATAACCCTCAGGGGGAACGAGGGTGGGTATGGTTAGCTCAGAACAATGTCTCGCTCTAGTTAGGAACGCATCACGATCTGATGTCATATTGTCATAGGTCTTGCCTATGCTCGTAGTTAGATCGTATTCCATTGGTTAATCCTTAATATTTTCTTGCTATTTGTAGAGCTTGGTTAGCATTTTTCTTAACAGCTTTACCTGCTTTAGCTACACCAGAGTCGCTCGCTTTTTCAACAGCTTTAGCTGCGCCCGTATCGCCTATTTTATCTAAGGCTTGTCCAGCTCCTGTATCTTTTATGCGGCTACCAAGTATACCTAAACCTGTTTTATCTGCTCTTTTTGCCGCTCCAAATGCTAAACACATTATACGCCTCCACCTATCTTCAGACCAGCACCTGACGCTGAACCTTTGGTTTGTACGCCAGACTTACCACGACCAAGGCTGCCTTTAGCACCCATCTTCTTCTTCTTGAGTCCTGTTGCATTAGAATCAACAGCATCTTCAAGAGCTTCTGGTGGTTTCTCTGGGGGTGGTGGAGCGGCTGGTGGTGGTGGAGGTGGAGGTGGTGTTGAAATCTTAGGGCGCATACACATAATTAATTCTCATCTGGTTGGTCATCCTCATATAGATAAACCATACGGTTGATGACGGATTGTTGACCCTGAAGATATGCTAGCTGCACTAAAGTTGTATCAGGGTTTGTTGGAAGTTTATCAGGAAATAAAGCCTGAAACCCGTCTGACTTTTTGAATACACCTTTCTGATAAGTATCGAAGCGCGCCATGCTATGCTGAGAATAATAGCCAGCACGGAAAGTGTTGACATCTCCGATAGGACGGTTGGCC